CTAAAATTGCGACAAAAAGCAAAAGGAAAAAGGCAATATCAAAATGCCACGCACTTTTTGATATGGCCTCGCGGAAATTGATTGCGGATTGAGTATTCAACCCAAGACAACTTCACAACACTGAAAACGCTCTCGCTCTCACTCCCACCCGAACTCACAAAAATGCCGTTCGTTTCAGCTACACACCCGCAACCTGCCGATGATGCCGTCGACCAAGAACTACTCAACCTAAAAGAAGAAGTGAAAGTACAGGTACACAAATTCTTTGAAGCCTTGGATGAAGCAATGGGCAACGACAAGGATGGAATCCCGCGAATCCCTGCCTGGGTCTTCATCGAGGCGGCAAGGGTGGAACGTCAATCGATGCTGGTAATCACGGCGATGGTGGAGGAAGGACTAATTCCAGAAGACGAGACGGTGAACGCATTTCTAGTGACCAAGGCGGGCATCTGGCGGGAGCATATGATGAAGAAACTTGATGAACGCAAGAACAACAACCAACTGGGGGACAACTGAATTGACGCTTTTTTTGATATGGCCTCGCCGAAATCCGTGGTGAAAAAAGTACGGCGAGGGAGTAGACAGATGAAACAGAGGGCGCTTGATAAATTTCACGAACTATTGGAACGATACGTTGAGGTACACGATTATGAAAGCGACGGCACGATTTATTCGAGCGAAGACCAGATGACTATAACAGACGTCAGTGAGTACGAAGATGAACGGTGCGTGGTGTGCGGTGCGTGGTCTCCAGATTGTCAACCTGTACTCACACAGACATCCTACGCTGCGGTCTGTCAGGATTGTATCTGCGACGCTTCTGTGCCCTGCTTCCGCTGTGGCTCGCTGTTTGTACAGGGGGAAGTACCGCTCACCGTTTGTCCCGAATGTGCTATTGATGGAAGGGAGCTGTCCCGCCCGTCCGAATGAGCCAACCAATCAGCCTTCCACCCCTTGTGCCAGTTATTGAACCATCTAAAATATGCGGTAGCCTTGCGCTTCGCATCGGGGTCGACTATGGCCTCGGGAACAAACAGATAATGTGGGTGGGACCCCTTACAAAGCCTTAATTGTAAGAAATGCCCACGGCTCATTAGTAACCCAAAGACCTTTCGTATAAGACTCTTATCGTTTGTCTTAAGATGCCACCCAATGCTCTTGCTCCATCGGCAGTGCTGACACCATCCCATTTTAGTTGCGTTGCGTGTCCAAAGAGCGGTATATGCGGTATCCGCAAGTGCCTCGTCCATTGTCTATATAGGCTCAATCCTTTTCTTTCAGAATATAACGCACCTGTGTTGATACGGAATGACCCATACGTCTCGCATCCTCTTCACGCGCAACAGCGTCTGGTTCATACTTGCTAGTTAGGTACGAATGTCTCAGCGTATTCACACGCACAAACTTTCCGCAAGGAGCAAAAGCCTTGGCAATCCAATCGCCAAATGTTTGCCTTGGTATTGCTTCCTCTCCAAAAAGAAAAGCGGAGCTGGAGGGGGGGTTGTACTTAAACCAAGTATTCAACGCTGTATTCACTTCCTTAGGCACCTCGGCTTCATACGGCCCGTATGAACCGCTAGTCTTGTAATCATTAAACAGCCACCGCTTTTTGTTCCTGCTTTTCACTATAAGATAGTTGCCCGACTCTTGCACTTCCTTGGGGAGAACCTTAAAAACTTCCTCTGAGTCAACTACAACATTTCTAAATTCAAGACGGCGTGGTGGCTGGTCAGGGCTTCCTGCGTACAACATTCCAATGACCCAACTACGCAGCAATTGGCGACCTTGTTCATTGATTTGCCCCGAACCGTGTAGGATACCCAACCGTCTCAGCTGTGATTTCCTATCGTTCAGAACCTTTTTAATTTCAGACCATTCGACCATATTCTCAGCTTGCCAAGCGCTGGGGACGTTGGGGTCGGGGCGGGAGGCCTCCTTGGCTTGGGATGCGCCATCGGCGCACGAGCGTAGGGCCTCCATATGGGAACACCCATTCTCTCTACCTTCCGCAAAGCGAACCACTGAAAACGCAAGTGGCATTCTGGACGATGGCTTGATGGTATCTAGGAATCTCTGGTACTCATCCAATGGAGGATAATCGGCAGCCCAGATGTCGCCTGGCACAGCATCACGCAACTTGCGAATATGATACGTATAAGTGCGGATTGAACCATCACTAAGAGCCTTCTTGCTTTCTGAGCGACGGAGTGCGTCTCGTACGCGCACGGTATCCATCTGGGGTAGTTGGGTACTCATCTAAAGTTAAGAGGGTAATTTATTTAAGTCATTTTTAACGAAAACTTTTTCGCAAACAACCGCTTGTTCTTGGCGAGACTAGTGGTCTCCCACAGAATATGTTTCGACAAACTCCCTGCGTTATCAGGCACAGTCCAATCCTCGCGGACGCGGTGTCGGGCTATCCAGGCGTCCTTAACTTTCTCGTCCTTATGGTCTAAGAATGACGAACCTGTGGCCGAGCCGAACTGGACGGTCTTCTTGCGTCCTTCCTTGTTTCGGAACACAGCCTTCAACCTCTTCCCCTTCGCTGTCGGTGCACTGAAACTCACACTGTCCCACTTGGTCATCTTGTGTCTTACTAAATTGGGCGATAAAACTTGCGACTGTATGTTGCGGAGTGGCGGACTTAAGGGGGGACAACGGCTTCAGTGGTGGCTGCCGCGTCTGGGCTCGTTGTTTCCAAAGTTCGGAGTGCTTCAGCTGTGACAGGCGAAGACGACACGGGTCTAACCACGGCATTGCTACCCTCGACGCTAGATATTTCATTACTTGGAATGTTGACCTCCTCAAGCTCATACCTATCCAACAGACGGTACTTAGTCAGTCCCCTCCGCCACCGCTGGATTGTCCACACGCTACAGCCTATGTGCCGAGCCAGAGCCTGACTTGATTTAAACAGCCGTGTGCTAGTAAGGAGATTACCCTCCCCTAGTTCAATATGTTCGGTCAATCTCCACCGCCAGTTGAACGGACGCTTCATTTACCTAGGCACACTATAAATTTTTAGGGCTGAACGACCAAAAGTTTGAAGCTATTTCTGGCGTGCGGTCAAATTGATTTCTTATTAGAGGCTAAGTGGGTAGTAATCCAATGAGGACGCAGTGTGCGAGTGCTTTGCGACACAAGGTCAAGCAAATTAACACTGCCAATCCTGCTGAAATTGAATTCGGTGAAGGGCAAAATCAGGGGGTAGGAGTAATGCTGGGCGGGGGCAAAGCACAGGCTTTCGCTTTGACAGAATGCGCAGACCCCATATTGATACGAAAAGTCAGCCAACACCCTGACATCGCCAGCGAGGTTCGGTTGAAATATTCGCAACTTGCCAGCAAAATGACGTCCACAAATGGTGCTGTATCAGTCCACTATGTTCAACATTACAGTGGGATTGGGCGGTTCATCCCAGAAGAGTTTGGTGCAATCCAGATGTCTGGTCGTGCCCGTTCCACCATCTATGGTGCGACAATGATTGATTTGGACCAAGTCTCTTCACAGCCTTCACATCTCCTAAACATTTGCCGAGATTTGCATTTTGAGCAAGAATGGATTCAGTGGCTCTGTGAATATGTTGCCGATAAATCAGCGTTTGCCGAAAAGCACAATCTTACAATCTCCCAAATTAAAGATTTCGTAATTGTTGTTTGTTGCTTCGGCGGTGATATTGGCGATTGGGTATCTCGGGATTGTAAAATCACAGGCACTCCTATCCAACTATCAGAAGAAATCGTTGACATCGCAGACAAAGCCAGAGCTGTTCGTGAGATGATTATGTGTAAAAAGCCTTGGGGTGCTGAGATGGACCTTACATTGTCCCGTCGGGCCACAAAACAAGACGTACACGGCAACTCATACGTACACGGTAGGTCAAAACTGGCTCATTATCTCCAGCATCTTGAAACAATTGAAACTATGAAATTTAGCCAACTTTGTAAAGACAATGGGGTTGATATGCGTGTCTATTGCTATGATGGCTTCTGCGTTGACGCAGACAAACGCGAAATCGTTCAGCAACTTATTGACCAATACAACCAAACTTCATCCATCAAATGGGCGATTAAAGATTGGAAAGAACCACTGACTTTTGAAGGGCAGGATTTGCCCTTTGATATCAACAAGTGGGACGAGGAAGCGCCATATGCCGAACAGAAAGCGTATTTCGAGCAATCTAACTTCGTTCTGGCCAACAGATTGGGCTTCTGTTATGAACGCACCGATGATGGTTATGAACAATACGAAGTCAGCAAAGCTTGTAGCTTGATGTATTCTAATGTCTGGACCACCCAAGAGATTGACGGCAAAAAGAAAAGGAGCCTGTTCTTCAAAAGGTGGATTGCCGATAAAGACCGTCTTCAATACAAAGGCGTTGATTTCTATCCACCAGGCTTGCCCTGTCCGCGCGACCATTTCAATACCTGGACGGCCCCCAAAATCACATCCATCCCATTGGTGGATTACGATTCGTGGGACCCACGACAATCTATGGTTATCCAACATTTCCATTCGCTGTCTGGCGGCGATAAGGCAATGGAAGATTACAACCTGCGATTATGGGCGTGGAAAACTCAGTTCCCTGGTGCAAAAACTCAAACCGCAAATGTATTTGTCAGCGTTCAAGGCGCAGGTAAGACCACATTCTTGGAAAATCTTGGCAATCTATGCTTTGGTGAAAATCGTGTAATGACCACAACCAAGATTAGTGATATCTGTGGTGAGTTCTCACTGATGGCTAATAAAATTCTGGTGATTTATGATGAACCAGATGGCAGAGACACACACGAATGTCAAAATCAGCTAAAGTTTGTCATCACTACATCCAAACAAATGATTGGCGAAAAGCACGTCCAGAAGCGGATGCAGCAGACACCAGGACATATCATCCTTTGTTCCAACAATATTGGTGGCAAACCTGTGGCCACAACCAATGGTGAACGGCGCTGGGTCATTGCTAAATCACAAATGCCCAAATGTATCTGCGATGCCGACCTAAAAGCATCTTGTCCGCTCAAAAACAAAAAGGGTGGTTGCCAGACATATTTCCGCAAATTGTATGCGGGTGAAATGTCTTTCTGCGATTCCACAAAACCAACCACTCCTGGCAGCCCACAGGAAATGCGTCGTGTTTATGAATATTTCAAAAGGATGAAATTAGACGGATTCAGTCCGATGAACATTCCAAGAAGTGAATATCACGAAAGTCTAATCGAGGACAGCAAACCAAATCTACTTGCGTTTCACGATGAGTTGTGCCGTGTGTTCCACAACGACAGAATGATGGATTTTGCTGATTTTGAGAAACTGCCGATTGGAACGGGTATTGGGGTTCGGCATTTCAGTTCACTGTTCAAGCAATGGATGAAGCACAATGAGCGGGGTGAGACAGATATGAAGGGGCAACACTTGATGCGCAGATACAAAGAGGAAGTTGTGGAGGAATTGGACGGGGTCACCTATTATCAGCAGATGCCACGACAATTCGCTGGTGAGTATTGTGCGATTGGGCGGCAGGGGTTCGTCATCAAGGTGTTGCCGATGGTGTAAACGAGGCAATATCAAAAAAGGGCGATATTAAACACAACCTCCGCCGAAAAAAATGAAGCGACGTAGATTTTTCTACCCCGAATTTTCTTATCACCACGCACTTTTTTTGATATTGCCTTTTCTTGCCAATTCCTTTTGCTAACGCCCTAAAATTGAGACAAAAAGCAAAAGGAAAAAGGCAATATCAAAATACCCCGTACTTTTTGATATGGCCTCGCCCCAGCCCAATTCACTCTATTAAAAAATGGTCCACTGGATTAGATAAATGTTGGCTGAGCTTCTGACGGTGTTCTTCGTTCTTTACTACTGCTTCTATATGTCGGTACTGATGATGGCTGACCCTCAGGCGTATGTGCACCCACCACGGAGTGAGACTCTTTACGAGAAACCCGAACCGAAGGCGGAATAACCTGTGGAGGCTCTTTCTGTTCACACTCACAACCAATGCCCGATGCCCCACACACACACTTACAACTCTTGAAACGGTTGAAAAACTGCTTTAGTCTATTCCATATAGAACGACGACTACGCTCGTGGCGAATGAGGTCTATTATTCGTTGACAGACCTCGTTTTGTATTTCTTCAGTCACTTGAACCAGTTCGTGCTCCAATAGTTCTAGCATTTAAGATAAAGGGCTAAAAAAAATTACTTACGCTTGGGGCGAGTCTTTATCTGTCCCGTGCTCGCATCAAAGTATTGCTCGGTTTCAACTGCAGCCTCGCGGTCTGCCGCGCGCTGCGCCGCCTTCACCACTGGCTTCGCCTCTGGCTTCACCTCTGGCTTCACCTCGCTCCTAGGCTCGGGCTTCACCTCAGTCTGAGCCTTTCTCATTCGCTCCTCAGCCTTACGGCGTCTGCTCTCGGCCTTGTCTGCCCGCAGTTCTGCAAGTTCTGCGCGCAATGCCTTCACTTCGGCCATCATCATCCCACCACCGTGATGCGACACTGAAAGCATATCAGCTTCGGAACTCGCCTTGGCTTGACCAGACTTCTTCTCTGATTTCTGGGGCTGCGGGTCAATAGGATTAGGCTGTGTGGCCTTCTTTGATTTGCGATTGGCTTGCGCCGTCTCTCGCCCCTTGCGTAGGCGTTCGAGCAAAGCCGCCTTCTGCTCTGGCGTCATCTCCCGCTTCTTTCGGGGCGCTTTCACTGGCTTGGGTGGCTCAACTGGGGCTGGCTCAACTTGGGCTGGCACTTCAAAAATCTCCTTGTCCATTCTATCTTTTACTCATACTATTCCAGCTAACTATTTAAACATCAGACTCCCCCGCCAACTCTTGCTTCCCTAAAAGCTCAATTACATCGGGGTCATCTGGTAATGGTTTGTGTAAGGTTTGTTCTCCGTGTGGGTCGAGTAAACTATTGTAAAGGTTTGGAACTTGGTCAACGAGGTCATCGTGCCTAAAGGTGTGAGTCCCTAATTTATCAATGTTAGCGGGGTCAACAGGACCAGGTATCTGTACTTCATCGGTCTGAACAGTATTTTTTAACAGAACACTAAGACGAGAATCTATCGTAGGCAATTCCTTATACGCGTATAAAAAAGCCCTGTCAAGAGCATCAAAGTCTGCTTCTGTAACAGGGCTTCTTGCAACCGCCCTCCTTAATGCCGCTATAGATAGAGGCGGTGTATGATAAGTGTCTGGTCTTAAGTAGTATGGCTTCCCCTCACGAAGACTGTAAGGACGTGAATTAGCTACACTTGAGGTTGTCATCATCTTCATAAAGCGTTCGTGGACTTCTGGGGACATCTGCTTCAGTGCGCCCGTCTCCATCATCCTCCTATAAGTTGTAGGCATACCATTCAACAAACGGACTCGTTCTGCGTCAGTCTTTGGAGTCGTCGTAAGAGGCAAAATCATTTTTTGAACTTTCAGTCCAGCACCAACAGGCGCAACTCGTTTACTCGTTGCTGAGTTCAAGAAATCCTTCATATGAATGGCGACCGCTCGTTGGTCGGCTGTAGGACGAATTCTATAGAGATGCCACGTCTCATCTGGAACTTTCTCGTCAGGTGTGCCTTCTTGTTGATTCGTTTCAAGCCTTGCTCTAATCTTTTTAACGTAACTTCTTTTCATTTCACCGTCCAAGAATCCCCTTGAACCATCCGCACTCGCAGAGCCATATACAGTGTCGTCACCAAATGTAGCATTAACAAGGGGACTCGCACGGTCGCCCGAGGCCCACCAAGAAGACCCCGTTAGCCCATCAAAGCCGAACTCAAGGTCACCGCGTTTATCCCAACGATAAATGTCGCCAAATCCTCGGGGTCCGTCTTCTTGGTCAATCTCACGGAGCGCATCCAACTCGTCTATTTTTGCGAGATATTCGTCTACCGTATCTTGAAGGAACCCTATACCACCAAGTTCCTTGGCGCGTTCAAGGATTCCTACACGACGGTCTATAAGTTGCTGTTCTAGAGGGTCAGCGTCCGCCATAGTTCTTACTTGTTATCAGTAAAATTGCCGCTCGGGGTTTGTGTAGGGGTCATAGTCCTTATCAAAAGCGAAATGATAGTAACGCAATTTTTTAATCAGGTCGAGCTTTGATTTCTTCCTCCAACCTGTCCCAAATTCCTCCGTGATAATCTGCTTCGTGTGTGGCATTAGCTCCCATATTTGTATAATGTCCGCTTTACTCATTTTACCAAAATCGTTATCAATGAACTGCATTTACTTCTTTAATGCGATAAAATATTTAACCCTCTATTAGAACCACCATACTAGCCTTGCCAAATAAACGGAACGGCGTGTAGTCGCTGTTGACCAGTCTAAATCGTAAGTTGCGTAGCGACAGTGGCGTTGCGAGGTTGACATCTAAGAAGGTTGAGGTCGGGGAGTAGGCCACGCGTCCATCGGCATCGTTTGTCGGCACAACAGCAAGAATAGAACGCCTCTGACCCTGGCCCGCCTGAGCAACAATGGTGGAGTCGTAGGAGCTAAGAGGAATACTCTCACTGAGGACTATGATAGTGTCCGACGTAATTCGTGGAGCGTAACGCAGTCGGGCTAAGGCTAGAAAGTTAACACCTGAGCGAGAGCCGCTCTCTGGAATGCGGAGCCTTGTAAATCCTAGGAAATTGGCGAGAGAGGTAGCGCCAAACGCAATTGAGTTATTTGTGGCGGTGGCATTGGGTTGATACAGGTTGCCTAGAGCCGAAAGACCCTGCGGCGCCGTGTAGTCTGTCTTGATTTTAGCGCCCAAACCCCATTCCGAGGTTGTTGCGTAGTCGGCTTCCTTGTAATTTACACTAATGGCGTCGTTGGCAAAAGCGGAAAGACAACCTTGGACTTGAGAAATTTCAATAAAGTTCTGACTATCCCAGAAAATGATAAGCTGAAAGAATTCCTTTCCAACATCCTTTCGCAAATTGGGACTTAACTTCTCGATGCCCTCCGTAGCCGTGTCCCAGTACTTTGCGAAAATATCTCCGCCAGATGACCGTTGGAGACGGATGCGAGGCTTGCGCGCGTCTGGAGTTCCTGCTAATGGCGGCGAATCCGCCCCTACCATAGTCTGGGCCTCACCGTCAATGATTCTAATATAACGGACTGAACCGTCAACAGACTGCACATTAGCGCCTACGCCATATTGACAATACTTTGCGCGTCCAGCCTGAGTTTCTAACTCTTGCTGAATATCGTTGATATCAATGTTCCTAATATCAATGTCGGTGTAGCAAAGCCAAACACCACTACGGGTTGGGTCAGTCTTAGGATTGGCGGCATTCTCTGCTGCGTCATAAATCGTGCACTCCATATAGGCATTCCCATTAGGAATACGTCCAGAAGAAGCGGACATAGGTCGTGGGTCATCGTCTTGAAGCAGGGCATCAACCCCCCAAAAAATCTGAGCGGGTGGGTCGGGTTGAGTGACAGTTATGTCGGTTGAAGTCTCCCATTCACTGATACTAAACTCACCCATTGTGCCCTTCCTGAACTCAAACTGAACCTTCCCCGAATTATTAACCGATGCTCGGTACTCCGCGCCCTGGATATTTGGATTGCCCACTCCATCTGGTCTAAACAGGCAAGTCTCATTCATAGCGTTCTCAACTTGCCTCAACAGCTCATCGCCCTCATTGGTCGAATAAACGCCCTGCTGTACTTCCCCCACATATGCCTCATCGCCCTGGTTAAAAGTGATTTGGTTAGTGTTGCCGTCCAGTTGGATTTCCGCAACATCTATTTCCAATGCGAGTTGTTGCATCGCAATCTTAGACTGGGGATTGATTGAAATGTCAGCATTTAGAATGCCATCAAATCGCCCATTTTCGTCGGTGGTGGTGACACGTATGAGCTTCATTCTTACTTATTTACTTAGATTTTTTTATCGCACCACCTTTACTGCCTTTGGGAAGATAGAAAAGCTGTGCCTGTGATTTCTTAGGCGGCTTCTTAGGCTTCTCCCTAAGTTGTGCTTCCAGATTGGATTCCCCGTACATCTATTAAACCCTTACAATTTAATTTAACAATAAGTTATAAGATGAGCAATCGCAGCTTCAAACGAGCGCATTCAACGAATATTCATACCAATGATATCCTAGTACAAACGAAAAAGCTCGCAGATTGCGTTAATACAACTGTGGACCCTCCATTGTTGCGAATTGATGTGGAAGATATTACGATTGGCTCTGATGGGTTGGCGACCGAAACAAAGCAAAGTGATATGATTGATTTATTACAAGGTGAAACACCAGCACTGAACCGCACCAAAGCAATCCCAGTTCAAATTATGGTGGGGGATAGTGGTTCTAATTATGATGCACTACGAGCAAGCGGTCAAGATTTAATGGTTATGGTTGATGATATGAACCCCGACGTAGCAGTAAATAGCGGATTGGCAAGAAGCGACAAACAAGATGCTCTTAATGCTTCTCTCGCAAGTGTAGGCACTGATGAGGTAAGAGTAGAAGTTACAAGTGGCACTGTGTCAGTAGGCGATGTGCGTATTAAGGGGAATGACGGCAATGATGGTGCTGGGACAGATAGAATTATGAAAACTGATGCGAATGGTGTGGTTCAAGTAGGAGGCACAGTGACAACTTCAATCAGCGATGTAGTCATAAAAGGTAATGACGGCAATGATGGTTCAGGAACAGATAGAACAATCAAAACAGACGGCAACGGAGCGGTGATAGTTGACCCTTCAAAAGAGGGTGTTGTCTCAGCAGACGGCACAACAACGGCACTCCACTCTATGATGTTAGGTAATAATTCTGGAAACCTTCGCACTATAAAATGCGACGCAAATGGTGTTGTTTCTGTTGATGGGTCAGCGTCCACACAACCAGTCAGCGGGGTTGGGACATTCGCAGTTTCTGCCGCATCTCTGCCCTTGCCATCTGGTGCTGCCACAGCTGCTAAGCAACCGGCTCTAGGCACAGCTGGGACAGCATCGGCGGACGTGCTGTCGGTTCAAGGTATTGCTTCTATGACCCCGCTTGTTGTTGATGGCTCGGCGAGTACTCAGCCAATCTCAGCTTCTTCACTTCCACTCCCCACTGGTGCTGCGACTTCCGCACTCCAGACTACGGGCAATACATCATTAGCAACAATTGCTGGTGACACGACAAGTATTGATGGTAAGATTACAGCTTGTAATACTGGTGCAGTTGTTGTTTCCAGTTCAGCGCTTCCGGACGGAGCATCCACCGCAGCTAAGCAGCCTGCTTTGGGGACGGCCGGAACAGCAGCAGCAGATGTGCTGTCGGTTCAGGGTATCGCCTCAATGACTCCATTGGTTGTTGATGGCTCAGCGAGTACTCAACCAGTCTCTGGCACAGTGACGGCTAATGCGGGAACAGGCACATTTGCTGTTAGTGCTTCTGCGCTCCCATTACCCTCTGGCGCTGCAACTTCCGCCCTTCAGTCTACAGGCAACGCCTCACTCGCTACTATTGCTGGTGATACTACCTCTCTTGACGGGAAGGTGACTGCATGTAACACTGGCGCTGTAGTAGTTGCCTCGGGGTCCATCACGGAAACCAACAGTACGGCTATCCTAGCGGACACCGCAAGTCTCGATGCTAAAATTGTTACTAGCGCTCCAGTCGGCAGCGATGGCACCACAACGGCACAGACGGTCAATCTCCTTGGCACCAACGACGGAACGAACTTTCGCACGCTTAAGTGTGGCGATGGTGGAGAACTCATAATGGAGGTGGACCACTCGTTTGATAATACAAATGTGTTAATCAATAACGTCGCCATCGCCGCGGGTGCAGAGCAACTGTCGTCGGAATTTGATTTAGGTCAAGGCGTGTCGCACGAAATCGGGCGCATTGAGGTGTTCGTGGATAATAGCGCTGGCGTCGAACTCGAGGTATCAGGGGGCGCACAACACGCCTCAGGCGGAGATCTCTATTTAGCAGCAGACGGTGCGGTCGTTAGTTCAGTCGAGGAGAAGTTTACGTTTTCGCAGGACGACGTGGGGCTCTCTGCTGGGCACCGATTTATGAAATTTAATGTTGCGAACAAGGACGGCAGCACATCCACCAACGTGACGCTGCGTGTTGCCTATTACAAGTAAGTTATTTTAATTGCTTAGTATAGGTGGCAATGGTCGTAACGAACAAGGACAAATACAACACCAAGTACGGCTTCCAAAAGGATGAGGGACACTCTCTCAATGATGTTGCAAAGGCTACAGGAATTAAAAAGTCTATCTTACAGCAAGTCTATAACCGCGGAGTAGGAGCTAGAAAGTCAAACCCAGAAAGTGTTCGCCAGGTTGGAACTGGCAAGAAGGTAGGCGGTAAATCATTGAAGGGAAAGATGTCTGCCGAACAGTGGGCGATGGCTAGGGTCTATTCCTTTGTGATGGGCGGTACAACCCAAAAGACTGCGGACAAAGATTTATGGACGAAACACCTTATGGAAAAGCATAAGGCGCATCATACTCCAAAGCATATGGCGTTGATGCGGAAGCTAATCAAGGAAGGAAAAACTTTTAATCAGGCGCACCGTCAGGCACAGAAGGAGGTGGGGAAGTAAATACCCTTTTAGAAAAAGGGTAAGTCCCAAAAGCACGGGCAAAGCCCGTGCGAGAGCGTTATGCGGGGCGCAACCCGCTAGACTTCTCTATCAGCAATTCGTCCAATGGACTGAAATCGTGTTTTAAATAAACAGCGGGGCTTTCAATGTTTGCTATGAAGTAGTCGTGTGAGTTCTGCGTTTGCCTACGGAACATATCCTTAAACGTGTTCTTGTCCTTTAGGTAGCACCAATCGGCTGTAATCAGTTCCAACTGCTTTAGGGTGGAGGGGCCAATCATTACCCCCGACAGATTCTCACGACTTGTGGTGCTTAGTTGCGTATATTTCTGCGCCGTTTGGATTATAGAAACCAAAAATTTGCGCCCATTAGAAATGACACGATTTATTGCGTCGTCCTTGGCGTTGTGTCTAGCCATTGCGCCAGTGAAGGATACATCGTCTAGGATTATCAATGAGTGTTTCGGGGTTCGTTTATCCTCTATGGCCTCGTTATGGAGTTCACATATATGGTCGTAGATGGTGTGGAGGACACCGCCATCATACTTGTCAAACAAGTTAGATTTAGGAATATCGAGTTGGTTGATAATTGTCTTCAACTTGGCATCTCCATCTAATGAACCACTGAAAATGTAAATATCGTCGCCATTAAAGTCGCCAAGGTAGTAATCCTTGCGTGCCAAAAGGTTGCCAATCACGGACGTCTTTCCAGCCCCCGTGCGACCAACGAGTCCTAAGCGCATTGGTAAATTAAAAAGTTCCCCACTCTTTTTAATTGTATGCTTATCCGTGTTGTCCCGCATTCGGTATAGGTGCGGCATCTGTGGTCTCTAATATTCCTCCCAGAAAATTATAACCTCTAAGTGTAATGACCTTCATACACGATTTGGACAATTCCAATGATAGCCAGGCTATTCAGGAGTATGCTGAACAGGCGCGAAACCTTATCAAGAACCCAGGACAGTTGGCAGACCTGGAAAAAGCACGGGATGCCTTTAATCAGGCATTGCTGACAGGCACTGGTACGGTGGGTTCGTTGCTGACCCATAAGGGATTGGCTGGTCTTAAGAAGCGCCGACTGGACCCTATGTTCAAGAGGGGCAAGAGGGTCGTGCAGCAAGCACGGGAGGGTATTGAAGAGCGAGTACAAGGCGCTCGAGCTCAAGTTCAGAATGAGATTGATAATGTCCCACGACGGTTAGGCGCAAGTATACAGCAGGACGGCACGGATGGCGGAGCGGAGACAGGTGATACGGTTGCGGAGTCGTCTCTGGTGGATAGGGCAGACACTTTCCTTGCACGTGCTGCTGCGAGGCGGGCAGCACGACGGGGCGTGGTTAGCTCGATGAGAACAGAGGCACAGTCAGAGGCGGAGCGATTTGGTGATGAAGTAGCAGACGCGGGTGCTCAAGCGGCTTCAGCCCCTGCTCCCTCCGTTCTTGATGACGCGCCAACTGATGAGTTGGCGGAGGCATTGTCCCGCCGAGCCGCCGCACTTGAATTTGCTCAGGGACTTGCTGGTCTCCATAACGATGGAGTAACTGGGGTCAAAAATTTATCAAATGACCAGCTCTTGGAAGTTCGTAACGAATATCGGACCCAAATGGGAAAGGTTAGGCAGGCACAGAGTGATATTGATGATATCCGCGCGGGACAGTCTGCTGATGAGCCACAGGGGCTGGGTGAACAGACGGGTACTACGGCAGCGGAACAGACGGGTACTACGGCAGCGGCAGCGGCACAAACGGGTGAAGAGGTTGGTGAAAAGGTCGCAGCAGCGGGAACAAAGGCGGCCGTTACCGATGCCGAGCTGGGCGGACCAGAAGATATTGCGGGCGACATCATATCGGTAGCTGTAGGGCTTGGTACACTATTTGCGGGTCTTGGCTCACAGAAGGCAGCTCCCGAGCCGACTCTGTTGCCCCAAGTACAGCCGACGGTACAGAGGGGATTGGCTGGGTACTAGTTGTGGGAGGCAAGCAGGCGCATTATTACACTGAAATAACTTAGAGAAATATACAGGTACCTGGTTAATTACTAATGCCTTCGGGAGAAAAGCGACTTAACAAGAATACAGGCGTTGAAGAGACCCAGTGTGGCTGTGGTAGATGGGAAGCATCGTTCGGCATCAACCCTTGGCGCAATACACCATATAAGACGTGTCCTGCGTGTAGGTCGGGGCAAAAAAAGCTGTACGCCTCCAATACTACGTATCGTAAAAAGCGACTAGCTGGTTCCGTTAAGCAATATCGCGAAAGGAGAACAGACCCCGTTGCGCTAAAAAGGAGGCGCTTTCTTGGTTGGGAAAAGCAAGGCATTGATTTAGCGTGTTTTGAAGAGATTTATACAATTTTCTGCAATACTAAGAATTGCGACGATTGTAAGTGTGAATTCGGGCAACACGGCGACGGAACGATGACATTCAAATGCCTTGACCACGACCACGAAACGGGACAACCAAGAGCTATCCTATGTGGACGGTGTAATCTAAAGCGTGGCTAAAAATTAAACAACGGGTAAAAATTATAAATGAATAGAAGTAATGACACAGGTAGTTAGCCCGAGCGATGTCTATGTGAAATTTCACGCCAATCAGGCGGGTCCTTACACCTCTGACAACAATGTGGTCGACGTTGTGCTCCCTGGCGGTGCGGTCTACAATCTGCAAGATTCGTACTTACAGATATACACCGAGACCTCAACCACAGACAATCCTATTGCTGGAAGACAAGGGGTGTACAAGACGCTGCTTCGGCTAGGCGCTAACACCCAAGTAACCCATTTCCCAAATGCGAGTATCGTAAAGAACTGCGAAGTATCCACCTCAATGCGTGGGTCTGTTGAGTCTATTAGACGGTCCGACATTCTTGCTCAAACGAAGGCGCTTGTGACTCGCAGTCGCAGAACTGTGCAAACGGATGACTACCTTCTCGCTAATAACCTGTGCGACCCTAATGGAAACATTCGCAACTCTCCATTTCTTCAGACTCGACAAGATGGCACAGTATCTAGCAGCTACCAGGAAGTCCCGCTTCCTATTCGGCTGGGCGACCTTATGGAGTCCTGCGACACTATGATGTATGATGGACGAAAGCTTGGCGACTTGCGATTCCGATTTGAGCTCAACGCGCCAGGCGGTTCTAATCCTAAGATTTTTGCCGAGGAAAGTGCCTCCGCTGCCGATACGACTGATACTAGATTCGCTGGATGGCGTCAGTTTGTGGATGTGCCGTTTGCTGGAGCGGGCGGTCTAGCTACACTTACCCAGGCGACTATTGGAGAAGTAGGTGGCGCCAACCCCCAAGCTCGAGCCGTGCCGAGTCTAGGGAGTTGTCCGTGGTATGTTGGGCAGAGGGTTCAAGTGACGGCTACGGGTGTCGCACAGAACGCTGCCGCTGCTCCTGGTGACATAGACTCGCAGGTCATCATCAGCGGGATGAGTCTAGTTAATGGGCTATTGACGTTAACCTTTAACACTGACATCCTCCCCGCTCCACTCGTGGTGGACCAGGGCTACAATACTTTCATCATTGCTTCTGTTCCTGCGCCAGTGACATCTGCTGTTACATTCAATCGCATTGAGCTAGTGGCAAAGCGCATTGGCAACCCACCACCCACGTCGATGCCAATCCAATGGGCGTGGCGCACGTACCATACGATTGAGGATATCGGCCCTACGGGTATCCGCCCCTTCAACCGCCAGTATGTTATGGAGCCAGACTCTGACGCCGTCCTCATCACTTTCCCCGATGCCGTATCCGACGTATTCTCAATTAATCAAAATATTACGTCTTATCGTCTGGCGATTAATCAAGTCCAAACCACGGATAGGGATGTTGTGGTTGGCCCAACGTATGCTGACGTATCCCCGCTTTCGCTTGACCGCCTCAGCGATTTGTTTGATAAGATGGGTGCGCCCATTGATAATCTTACGCTTGCGTCAGGCGATAGTGACTCCCGCACATACGTCGGTTCTTTCCCTGCGACCCAGCGACAGACTCTGTTCGGGTGTAAGATGCCGCAAACCGCAATGTCTAAGAATCTGTCAATTAAGGTGAATCTCAATGGAAACGAAGTCAATAGGATTTGTCTCTTCCAGTCGCAGCCTCGGGGTATTGAATATTAAACTTTGATTGTAAAAAACGGTTGCGCTCACTAAGGGTAGCAAGCTCCTCTCGCAAAGCGTCAACCATATCATTGTGAAGGCTCTTCAGGGCATTCAGGCGTCGCCGTTCCTTCTTGAACCTGTACTTAAAATTGGCCCTCGAACGACGCACGCTTTCCATTTCAACGCTGTCCGCCGTCCCACATAGCGGTGGCATACGATACAGTTCATAAAGCAAATTCATTAGTTCCATATATTTAGCGTCTGGAACTAATGTGCTAATTTCATCAACCACACGCATCAACTCGTTTAGAATGTCGGACAAGCTCATCTGCCTTATACCTTGAAAATTAATTAAAACGGTTGAAAATCTACTGAAAAAGACCTGGATAAAAAATATCAGTGGTTCAACAGAGAGCGATGGATAGAGCTGTAATGTATCACGTTGCGGAGCCAAATAACTTCAAGCAGAGCTATGAGGAGTATGACCAAGTGGATTTTACACTTTCAAATGAGGGACGCTCGTTGATGATGGGGTCTGTGCGGGTTGAGGGTGTCTGGGCCGTGTCCCAACAGGGTGAGCCGTTTGGCGAAAGTAACACTTCGTCTGATGACCTTGTCTATTACGACCGCTTCGTTGGCGCACACGCGGTGTGTGAGCAGATTACAACTGAGACTCTAAACCTAGGCATTCTTGAGACTATCTCGCATTACCCACGAATGGTGAAGGTTGTCAATTCAGGACAGGGCTCACAGACGACACAAGTGAATTCTATTAATGGCGTTGAGTTGCGAGTACCAGTCCTTGAGCTGACTCGAGAGACACTGATGGGAGAATACCTAGCAGGAGACCCAGGCGATGTCAATATTCGCCGTACTGACCCCGACTTCTCATTCAAGCCTATGTGCATTCTTAACAACACCACGGGACTGATGCCGTATCGTAAGTCGGGCGATATCCGTCTCACGCTTAACATTGCTCGTTACGCAGAGGCTCTCTTTGGCGTTAATGCGTCGCAAGCCAATACCAGCTATGTACTCAAGGAGCTGCGGTGCGTGTGGCGCTCTGCTCCAGACGATGGCTCAAACCCGCCTATAAGGCTCCTCCGCCATCTTTCATTAAAGCAAAGCATTCAGTCAAGTTTCGCTGCACTCCAACTGCGTGTGCCAGCCGTCTGTTCCAGTATGTACGCTTCATTCCAGCCACAAGACGAAGAGGGAGAATTTGCTCCAAACTCACAGGCACTTGCCCGTCCGCCAGGCGTGACTCTTGCTGAGTTCCTCTTTAATGATGCGACTAACCGTGTAATCACTTACCAGCTCCGTACCGAACTTGAACGGGCAGAGGCGCTGCGGGATGCTATCACGGCGGGCTTTGTTAGCAGTTCGGCAATCACACTTCGCAATCTTATCTCTGGCGACACCTATGGTATTGGTCTGCGCTTTGGTCAACCCTTGGACCTCAACCGTCAAAAGCTAACCCTTAACCTTACAAGTGAAATCAGCAACGCCGATGCCTACGTAATGTATGCTTTCTTCCCGAGCGAAATCCAGATGTAATTGGGTCGGGAGATTTATATACCTAATAAGTTATAGGATGAGTTCTGCAAAGCAAGGAATCAACAGTAAGCTGCGGATTATGGAGCCAGTCGTGGATGTGGCTAACAACCGTGCGGAATATCGCATCCCTGCTGACCTTGTGTATTTCTCTGATTTCCGCTTGATTAACGTGGGCTCGTCGGTGCTCAACGCAACTAAATACAATGCCATTCTTGGCGCGGAGGCCCATATTAAGTCTATCCGCCTTATGGACGGTGCGACGGAGCTTGATGCGGTGAATGATTTCACCCAGTGGCGGTCGATTCTCAAGCTCCAGCGGAACAACGACGGACAATCTAACGTGGGGAGTTTCCTGGCTAAAAACACACTGGGATTCCTTGCCGAAGGTGGTGAACGCATCAACGAGGATAATTTCGGAAATGGACCTAACTTGGATACTGCGCCTGATGCTCTCATTCAGGGCTTCGGTCAGGTTGGACAGAAGGCTTGGATTTCGTTGAAGACTATCTTTCCTTTCCTTGAGTCCACACCCATTATGCCGACTAATGTGTTCCGCCAATTGCGTGTCGTTGTGGAATACAATTCGGGCGTTGAGATGCAAGAGCTGGTTACAGCTGCCAATATCCCCGACATTCAATCGAGCCGAGCCCTCTTGCTCGCCGATGAAATTCAAGACCCAGAGCAGGAGGCCGCTATGATGAAGCGCTTTATGGAGCAACCACTGAGGTGGCGAGCTGAGGTCAATGACGCCTATCTGCTCAACGCAGGACCAGCGACTGCTGACCAAGTGGGTCAACGTGCTGTTCCACAGGGCATTCAAACCCAGCGTCTTCGTGGCTTTGATAGCACTTACCTTCATAACCTCATTCTTAAGATTACTCCCCTCGCCGTGCCCACTTCTGCGCCAAACGTAAACAAGCCGTTCGGAAAGCTTGGCTCAACAGTGCAGTACCAGCCCCAGGTTCAAATCGCTGTGAATGGCGCTAACCTTATCCCTCGCGAAGGTATCCGTGGTAAGATGCGAGCCCTAGCAATGACTACCGACTCTCTTGGTTCTCTCGACCTCCCTCCCTCTTGCGCTAGGTTTCCGCAAAAGTTTCCAAATAACGGACTGGGTGCGGACGTTCAAAATATGGCTGGTGAATACCTGCCGTATGCTGTTGACATTGAGCAGTTCGTAGAAGACCTACAAGTGTCCATCTCACGAACGGCAGTCTTCAACAATGCTTTTACTAGCGACCAATACAGAATCGAGGCCTTTGGCTTGGTGGACAAGGCATTGGTGTTTGAGCAAGGCGCAGGGATGGGTGGAGGCGACTCCCGCTATCGTATTGTGAATGTAGGAATGTAATCGTACGATTTTAATTTTAGGATGAACCTAGTAAGATGGCACAATACAATATTCTTGAGTTGAGTGAGCAGGCGTCAGCCACTAAAAAGGGTAATGGCGATTACTCAGTCGTAGTCGCTCCTTCGACTACGCTTGAGGAAGGCGATATCGTATCGTTGGAAAAGGCTTTCCTTGATACAAGTGCGCAGGCTTCACAAAAGATTAATATCCCAGATGGTGGAATTACATTAGACTTTACCGTTGGATATTATCTGGATTCTGTACGTGGGTGGGTGTCTATGGATACCAGCGATATGGACGACTATGCTGATGCGCCAGGGGTTGATAGTCCATTCGTAGATGGTAAGACGTACGTGCTCTGTAAGGATGCTACGCAAAATGCCAATCTGCGTGTACTTAGCAATTTCTTAATTGTCTATAATGACGGTACAGGTGGACTTCCAGCAAACCCAGGGAATCCCGCCAACGTCAACTCGCGGAATCCCGCCGACTATTATGTGGAATTCATTTATACTATCCAATTCACTGATGGAACGGGAAGGGTTCAAACGGGAACAGTCAGCTCGTGGGACCTTGACTGGACGAGCTTGGCGGGTGGACGTTTTGAGTCTGACACTCAAGCGAAAAATATTCTCTTTGACCCTACCGCACCCGTCCGCGTTGTGAATGTTCACACTGGTCGGGTCTCTGGGGACGAAACAATTAATAATCAAAAAGTTGATAACTTTTGGCCCAATAATCAACTAACGCAGTTTACGTATCAGTACAACATAGCGGCAAGTGGCTATCCTGTTAAATTTGATGGAGGTTTTTACATTGCCCCAGATGCTCAGACTGGCGTTGCGGAAGACAACATTACACCTCTAACATTTTCAACAGAGGAGTTAGGGTTGAGCGTGAAGATTGCCCAAGGGAATTACACGCCGACCGACTTGGCACAGGTCATCAATGACGCTCTCGCCCGAAACTACGCCCAGCCTTCAGTAAACAACGAGATTCTAAAGTCAGCATTTCTTTTGAACTATTCAAGCGACCGAGCCCCATTCACCGATACTAGGTTTGTAAGTGTGGAGCGGGATGCTAATGGTGCGCCTTTAGCTTCCTTCAAGATTGCACCCAATGCTGGTTTTAACGGGGGGCTTTTGGTTGGAGCAACACAAATGGAACTCAATTACGATGAGGATAGGGAGCAGTACTTCTGGTCATATCTGCACACCCCATTTCTAAGTGGGCCAGCTCCAAATGTTGAAAGCGTACAGATTACACAACAGACAGGCTTGAAAGCGCCCCCCGATGGCCCTGGCAACAACAGTATGCTGATAACAAGAAACGGAGGAGTCTTCTTCACATCGTGTCGCTCTGTTGATGCCAACGGTAAAGACGTGAATTTCTGGGAGAACATTTTAGGTTGGGGCAACCGCACCAATTCTGCTACCCAACAGCCTACATTTATAACAAAAAATGCAGCACCTTTCACAGGAAACATCCGCAACCTAGCGGTTACCAATCTGTTTTTACCAGAAAGTCTAGAAACGGGTAAATTTACTACAACGGGCTATGATTCCATTTCGTCCATCCAAACACTAACCACGAATGACCCGCCTGGTGCGTGGTGGTATATGCCCGACCTTGCGGCTCCCTATAGTTCGCAGACCAATGCGAGTGTGCCTATCTTCAGCGGCCACGAGGATATTTCAAACGATACAACAGACGTGGGTTATTATCTAGTTGAGGTGTCGGGTGTTGGTGCGGGGAATGAGTTAAAGTCGGGGGGTATGTACCTCAATAGACAGATTATGGGTATTGTGAGTGGCTTCTTTGCGAGGGATAGCTTTACGACAGGCACGGGTTCCGACTCCCTATCCTACGTTCATCGAGGGCAGCCTATTGCATTGGAAGGATTTAGCGTTAGAATCCTAGCACCAAATAAGGAGGTTGCTCTTAATCTTGGAGGGAACAATAGCGTGATGTTGCGTATTACCAAAGCGCCGCAGCCTACCACACCACCACTTCGGGAAGAGCAGAGTTAATTGGGTTGAGACGTGGTGATACGAAAAAAATCAGTCGTCCAAGAATCGGTCTTCCTCAATCCGCTCCTTCAGTTCTTTCCTCATATGCCACCATACGCCAATCACAGCTATCTGCTCTGTTTTTTCTCGTTCGGACTCTGGGATGAGAGTCCCCACCAAACAGTCAACCGCACATAACGCCTCATTCATCGCTGATTCAGGCAATAGTTGTGGCCATTCCGGAAAATCATCATCGTTAAGTGCGATTGTATGCGCCAGGAGAAGTCCCCAATATTCATCTAATTCTTTGTAGAATGATGTCTTTTGGTTCATCGCTTCGTTCTTCAAATCATCATCGCTGAGGTTTCGGAGGTTGGGCGGTGCGGACATCGTAATCGCTTTGAAATTGCCCCTGCTAGTGCGCCCAATGCGAAATCAATTTCTGCGTCTGGGTACTCACTGGCTACAAAAAAATCAGGTGTCGTCGTTCTCGTCCATCGTCAGGAGTTCATTGAATTGGGTTCGGCACATCGGGCATTTGAATATTTTTACGATAAGACGAGCCCGTGGTAACTCGTCTTTCTTCCAGATTCTATCAGAGCAATCTTTACAAGTGAAGTGTCGGCAGTTGAAACATTTGATGGAAATGTTGCTGAACGGCGGGTGTTGTGTCTTGGTCTCGTAGCAGACACAGCATTCCAGATTCGGCAGCGGTGCGACGGTGATGCGCTGGGTGAGGCGAGACATTGTGTTCGTGTGAAGTTATCTTGGGTTGAGTACCCAATCCGCAATCAATTTCGGCTCGGGCAAGTTCGGCGATTGTGTCCCTGTTCTCGGCATAATCCGCATCGGCGAGTATCGTGTCCTTCTTTTCTATTCCTCGGTGTAGTCTCAACGTATGGTGGCGGGGGACAGATGAAATCCTTCGGTGGCGGGGGACAGATGAAATTCTTCGGCTCAAAATCGTCAGCAAATATTGGTGGGGGCTTGACCACCATTTCATCAATCTCATCTTCGGTCTGAGTACTCATCTCTCGTGTCTCCTTCGGTGTCTGGGACTTGAGATGGAAGTATTCTAGTTCTTCTGGATGATGTGGGTGTCGGCACTGAAGCCCATCTCGGCATCTCTGTCCAAGTCGGCAGTGTTTTCGTAATTCCCCGTACCCGTGAGCGAAAGAACAATCCACATTATCGCAATGACCATTTTTCCAGTGTCGGCAGATGATAGTCTTGTAGTTAGCAACAGGCATTGTGTTCGGTGAGTTGAAATTATCCTCTACTCAGTACCCAATCCGCAATCAATTTCCGCGAGGCCATATCAAAAAGTGCGTGGCATTTTGATATTGCCTTTTTCCTTTTGCTTTTTGTCGCAATTTTAG